CTTCAGGAAGTGGAATAGTTCCTCAAGATGATACTGACGGGTTAGTTTACTTCTACACTTGGAACAGTGGATCTGACAGTAGAGCTACATTGAACCAAAGTCTTCAAACTAAAATGAATACTGTTTTAGGTTCGAGCGGTGCTGGTTTATTTACAGTTAACTATAATTCTGGTAATAACACTATTGCATTAACTGCTTCGCTTCAAGGAGCTGCTTATAACGGAGCTTATGTTACATTAGATGATCCTGTTCCTTATTATGATGCTAATTATGCTCTTATCGGCTATGTAGATAGTGGTACAGGCTTATTAGGAACTTTAGCAAACGGTGCTAATGGAAATCCAGGATATGCATTTACTTTAGAAACTATTTCTGAAGGAATTATCATGAACAACAACCAAGGATCTCAAACAAACGGTTCCTTAATAAGTGGTAGTGCAGATAACGTAAGATGGCAGATTGTTAGTCCTGATACAGCTAGTGGTACATTTACATTATTGATTCGTCAAGGTAATGATACAACAACAAATCCTAACGTATTAGAAAGCTTTACTAACGTAAGTTTAGATCCTAACCAAGCTAATTACATTGAAGCAGTAGTAGGTAACTACAGCCAAACCGTAGCTTATGATAGCTCAACAGGCCAATACTACATTCAAAATAGTGGATCATATGCTAATGCTTCTCGCTATGTACGAGTAAAAGAAGTATTAACACCAACTTATAACTATTTCAACAACAATGGTGTTGCAAAAACTCAATACTACAATTCAATTCCAACAACTGGATCAGGTAGTTTTGGTGGAGCTACAGGAAATGATTTAGATTACACAACTAACTTGTATCAAAACATTAGCACAGTTACTCAAGGATTAGTAGCATCTGACTATACTATAGTTGATGATATTTTAGCTAATCCAGATGAATACAACTTCTCTTTAATTTCAGCTCCTGGTATTACACAACAATATCATTCAACCGTAGTATCTCAATACATTACTATGGCTGAAGAAAGAGGTGATTGTTTCTATATTACTGATTTAACAGGATATGGAGCTACAATTAGTACTCCTGGTATTTTAGCTAACCAATTAAATACAAACTATGCTGCTGCTTACTGGCCTTGGGTTCAAGTATTAAGTGCTGCTACAGGTAAGTTAGTATGGGTTCCAGCTTCAACAGTAATGCCTGGTGTTTATGCATTTAACGACCGAGTAAGTGCTGAATGGTTCGCTCCGGCTGGTTTAAACAGAGGTGGTGTTGGTGGTGCTTTACAAGCTGAAAGAAAATTAGGCACAAACGATCGCGATACTTTATATCAAAATAAAGTTAACCCAATTGCTAGTTTCCCTGGTGTTGGTTTAGTAGCTTATGGTCAGAAAACATTACAGACTAAAGCTTCAGCTCTTGATCGTATTAACGTTCGTCGTTTGTTGATTAACTTAAAGAGATATGTTAGAGCAGTTGCTGAAAGCTTGTTGTTCGAACAAAACACTTTAACTACAAGAAATAACTTCGTTTCACAAGTTAACCCATACATGGAATCAGTGCAACAAAGACAAGGTCTTTATGCATATAAGGTAGTAATGGATGACAGTAACAACACTCCTGACGTAATTGACAGAAACCAATTGGTAGGAGCTATTTACATTCAACCTGCTAAAACAGTTGAATTTATCTACATTACCTTTAACATTACCCCAACTGGTGTGACTTTTGGAGCTTAACATATTTATAACAAGATAAAAACATAAGACAATGCCAGTATTAAACCCTAACGAAATAATGTTTACAGCTTTTGAACCAAAAGTTCAAAACCGCTTTTTAATGACTATTCAAGGTGTTCCTGCTTACTTAGTTCATAAAGTAAAATTCCCTGATATTAACTTAAATTCAATTAAAGTTGATCATATTAACGTATATCGTAAAGTTAAGGGAAAAGCTGAGTGGCAAGACATGACAATGAATCTTTATGATCCTGTAACACCTTCAGGTGAACAGGTAGTAATGGAATGGATTCGTCTATCACACGAATCAGTAACAGGTCGTGATGGCTACTCAGATTTCTACAAGAAAGACATCACATTAAGTGAATTAGGTCCTGTAGGTGATGTTGTAGGTGAATGGATCATTAAAGGTGCATTTATTAAACAAGCCAATTTTGGTGATGGTGATTGGAGTCAAGGTGAATCGTTAAAAGACATTCAATTGACAGTCGCTATGGATTATTGCATCCTGAATTACTAAAATATATACTCAAAAGGTACAAAGGAAGTCTGGTTTTTGCCAGACTTTTTTTGTTTGTATATATTTATTATAAATAATAATATAATTATGTCAGAGTTTCGTTTCCCAACAGAAGTTATTGATTTACCTAGTAAAGGTTTAATCTATCCCGAGTCCAGCCCATTAAGTTCAGGAACAATTGAACTAAAGTACATGTCTGCTAAAGAAGAAGACATTTTAACTAACCAAAACTTCCTAGAAAAAGGAATTGTAGTTGATAAACTCTTACAAAGTATGATTGTAAGTAAAATTGATTACAGTGAATTGATTTTAGGAGACAAAAATGCTATTTTAGTAGCAGCACGTATTTTAGGTTATGGAGCCGAATATCCTGTAGAAGTAACAGATAAATACGGAAAGAAAGTTTCAACAACCATTAATTTAAGTGAATTAAAAGACAAGAAAATTGATGAAACTTTATTTATTAAAGGAAAAAATGAATTTAATTTCACACTTCCTCAAAGTAAAGTAACAGTTACTTTTAAACTTTTAACTCATGGTGATGAAATGAAAATTGAAGAAGAACTTAAAGGTTTAAAAAAGTTGTATCCTCAAGAAAGTTTTGACATAACTACACGCTTAAAATACCAAATTATCGCGATAAACGGTGATTCTAACGCGGAAAAAATTCGTTTATTCGTGGATAATATGTTGTTACAAGATTCACGCGCTTTTCGCAAACATGTAAACGAAATTACACCTGACTTAGACATGGTTTTTAACTATGAAGACAGTAAAGGAGACATTGTGGAGGGTGTCTCTGTACCTATGAATCTAAACTTTCTTTGGCCTGACGCCAACTTATAGGTCTACTTTTATGACTGAAATTCATGATTTAACTTATCATGGAGGCGGTGGATTTATATACAGTGAAGTTTGGCAAATGCCAGTTATGACTCGTCGTTATCACATTAAAAAAATCAACGAATTTTTACAGAAAAAGGCTGAAGCTGAAGAAAAAGCTATGAAAGGATCCAATACTATGGATGCTAAATCATATGCTAAATCTACAAATGTTCCTGATTTCGTAAGTAAGGTAAAAAAATCATAACGTAAATATTTATTAACATGGCAATTGATCAATTACAAAACGACAGTGTAGATAAATCTAGACAGCAGTTAGGTTATTCCCAACAACTTACTAAAGAATTAGACGATCAAAAAAATATTGCAAAAAACTTAAATCTAATTTATGTTAAAAATAATGATGCTTTAAAACAGTTTTCTTTAATTATAAAAGATGCAAAAGATGAAGCTCAAGCTTTATCTGAGGCCATTAAAGACCAGTTAGAAGCTTTAAAGAAAACTACTGAATATTCTACAAGATATGCTGAATTAAATGAAAAAATTAAAAAAGCTGGAAAAGAATTTGCCGAAAATAAACAAAAATCATCTGACATTGAAGCAAATTTAGGAAAAGATGCACAAAAATTAGCTCAACAATATGTAGATGGTTTAACTGCTAGATATAAAATAGATGAAAAAATAAATGAGTTAACTGAAAAAAGATTAGCTTTTGAAGACGCTAAAAGAACAGGTGGAAATTTAGAAGAAACTAGAGAAGAATACATAAAGGCTGGACTAGTAGTAAAAACACTTAAAGAACAATTAGAAATTGTTGACCAGATTAATACTGGTAAAGGAGCATATTTCGATCAATTATCAGATGAAGAAAAAGCACAATTACAAATATTTGCTTTATCTCAAAAACAAATGGACGTTTCTCGTAATATTGTTAGAAATCACCAAGACGAATTAGATGTTTTAGAGAAACAACTTACTGTTTTCCAAAAAAGGGTATCCTCTATATTATTCTATATTAATAAAATTAAAGAATTTCCTGGAATAGCATCGGGTCTTAAATTTATTAACACTCAACTTGATGCAATTGGAATTAGTTTTAGTGCTATATTAAAAAATGTTTTAGCATTAGATAAAACTTTAACAGAATTTGGCAAGTCTGTACAAGTAAGTAAAGAAGGAGCTAGAACTTTAGCAGATAGTTTTCAAGAAACCAGTTACGAAGCATCACAAATAAATAAAAATGTTTCTAGTGTTCAAGCTAGTCTTAAAAACCAAATAGAAGCTAACAACGAATTAAATAAAAGTTTAGGAACTGGAGCCTTATTTACAAAACAAAGTCGAATTGATCAAATAGAACTTGTAAAAGGCATGGGTCTTCAAGGTGAAGAAGGTGCTAAAATTTATGGTCTAGGCAAGTTAAATAACATGACTGCTCACCAAACTGCAGTAGCTATTGGTGATCAAGTAGTAAATACTAGAAAAGCAACCGGAATAACATTAGACTATAGAAAAGTTTTAACAGATGTAGCTAAAGTAGGAGGTCAGTTAGCTGCTCAATATAAAAATAATCCTGCACTTTTAGCTGAAGCCGTTACTCAAGCTCAACTTTTAGGCTTAACTTTAGAACAAACTGCTAAAATGGGCAGTAGTTTAGTTGATGATTTTGCAGGAAGTTTAGGTAGAGAATTAGAAGCTGAATTATTAACCGGTAAAGCTCTTAATTTAGAACAAGCTAGATACTTTGCTTTAATGGGTGATAGTGCTAAAGCTGCAAAAGAATTAATGGATAATGTTGGAGGAATTGGAGAATACCAACAACTCAACGTTCTTCAACAAAAGAGTTTAGCAGCCGCTATTGGTTTAACCACAGATGAATTAGCAACTTCTTTAAAACAACAAGAACTTTTAAAAGGAACAGCATTTGAAACACAAGCTGCTTTTGAAGAAGTAGCGAGAGAAGCAGCTAGAACTGGAGACTACACTAAATTGAATGCTCAATTAGCTCAAGCAGCAAATGGAGAAGAATTAGCTAAACAAGCCTCTCAAATAAGCAACCAAGAAAAGTTCCAAATGGCTATTGAAAAACTACAAGAAACCGTAGCTAATTTTGTAAATGGACCTCTTGGAAAATTCATAGATAAAATAGCAATATTAGTAGGTCAAGCTGGAACTCTTAAATTTCTATTCACTGGTATAGCAACTATTATAACAGTAAAAATGCTAAATGGGTTATTTGCATTAGGAGCTCCTTTCTCTAAATTAATTGCTAAAACCGCTATTTGGGCTGCTGAAGCTACTTTTGCTAATGCTGCATTAACTTTAGGAGCTGGGGTTGCTATAGCAGCAGCTGCTGCTGCTGTTGGATATGGTATTATTAATTCTTTATCTGATGGTGAAGCTAGTGTTAGTGGAGCTAGTGGAGGTGGTGGAGGAGGGGTTAAGGTTCCTAACTCAGGTGCTGAAGGAAACAGAGATATTAATATAACTCTTAGAAATGAAAATAAAGTAGATATTGGAGGACAAAAAATGTCTCACCTCAATACTCAAGGACAACTGGTAATTAACACAAGAATGGGTTAATTAATATTTATACCAAAATAAAACTATGGCAACAGCATTAAAAGACAGATTATTAAACCCAAATACTACTAGTGGTTTGGGATTAGCCGGTAACAAAGGACCCGAATTTGAAAATGAAGGTCAAATGATGACATCAAGAATACAAGCATTTGTAGGAGTACCTCCAACAAATACTTTGTTGGCTTCACAAGACTTACTTACTGGTCGTTTATCTACTCAAATTCCATTGTATCCATACTTCAAACCTGCTTCTAACCCTCCAGTAAGTTTTCAACCTGGATATGAGGGTCGTATAGCTCCTTGGGGCCCATACTCAAGAAATTATGCTGGAGGTAAAGGTCCTATTGAAGGAAGATATTAATGGCTAGTTTAAAGGAGATATTTGAAAGGGCCCAACAAACGGGTCAAGTTGAGTACACCTATTTTGGTGGTGGTACTAATGTGTCTCCTTTTAATCAAACCTCAATTCCTGTTTATCCAGGCACAAATAAAAAATTAAATTCAAAGTCTCCTTACATAAGATTAGGATATGAAGGTGGATTTCCTGACGATCTTAAGTTTAGAGAAGGTGATCCTACGGGTGTTTTTAATACTGGTTTAGCAATTGTTAGAGACACAGCTAGAATAGGAGCATTTTTTACGGATGTTCCTAATGGACCATTATGGTTAATTAAACAATCAGGACTACAATTATCAAACCCAGATACATCGTATCAATCTGTTACTACAGATGGATCTTCTACTTTACTGAGTAAATTAACTCAAATAGAAGGACCTAGATTTTATAATCCTATAGGTCTTAATACTTTAGCATCTGTAAGTGGAAATGCATTAGGCTTACATTTTACTCGCCATGGTTTAAGCCCCACAAATGATACTGGATATATTAGTTTAAATACTGTTAATACTCAAAATGGTGCAGAATTTAAAAGTAGACTAACAGAATACAAAAGTAAACTATTAAATAATAATCCTAGCCAAGAAACTCTTTTAAATAATTACGTTGGAGGACCTAATTCATTTTATGGAATAGGAAGAACAAGAACTTTTTCTTATGTAAACCAACAAGCTAAAAATTATTTATCTGCCAATAATGGAGATTTTGTTCCGTTTACTCTTAGTGACATAGATCTTTATTCAAATAAAGTAAGAAAAGGAGAAAATATAGTTACAACAACAACTCCTATTTCTTTAATAAATCCATTTAATTCTCCTCTTACTAATTTAATAACTGTAGAAACTAATGGTAATGGGAATGGATTTATACAAGATTTTAGACAAGTAAATGATAATAAAAATGCTGAAAACTATCCTGAATTAAATATTCATGATAGAGTAGGAGTAACAACAGGACAAGTAGCTGTAGGAACACCAAATACTGTAGATTCAATAAATGTTATTAGTATTACTCCAAGATCTGTATTTTATGGATACAGCAATTCAGCTACAAATAAAACAAATTCAGTTCCTTCAAATTTACTTTACAGTGGGTTATATAAAAGTGATGAAGTTCAATCAAAAACCAATGGTAGTTTTGGTAGAGACATAATTAAATTTAGAATAGAATTATTAAATAACGATCAACCTGTATTTGGGGGAACTACCATAAATACAGATGTATTAGCATTTAGAGCATATTTAGATACTTTA